TCCTGCACGCGGGCAAGCGTTGCGCGCGCGTCCTCAAGAGCAAGTGAGGCGCGCTGCTGGCTGATCGCCGCGTCCTCGGCCTCGAAGTTGAGCTGCTGAAGACTCTCACGAGCGGCGTCCTGCGCACGACGCAGGTTCTCAAGCGCATCGGTGACGCGCTTGTCAGCGCCCGCTACGCGCTCCTGCGCGGCGGCGTACGCCTCGAGTAGTCCCGGCATTCGGTCAACGCCGGAGCTCTTCCGTGCCTTGCCAAGAGACTTGATCGCCTCACCCATTCCGCCGAACGCGAGCTTGACGGTAAGAGCAACCTGACCAATTGCAGACAAAAGTCCCGGCAGAACGATAAGTGACGGCAGTGCAGCCGCAACCTGCGCCGTAAGAGCAACTAGGCCGCTGACAAGCGACGAGATCGCTCCGGCCGCGACTGAGATTGCCGGACCAAGGAAGTAGCCTTGGGTGACCATGCGCCTAAACGCATCAGCCGCCGCGTCCGCCTCCCTGCGGAACTGAGAAAAGTTTCTTGAGCCTCCGGAGGAGAAGCCCTTTGAGAATGCGTTTCCAAGCCTGGAGCCAAGCGACTTGGTATCAACGTCCTTGAGCCCGTTCTCGACGTCCTTCTGAAAGCCCGTGGTGATTGCACGGACAATGATCTGAGCCTCGCCTACAACAGCCACGTACAGTCACCTCCTTCAGCTACGTCGTAGATCATTCTACATCAGTTGGAGCTACCCTAGCGGGGCGTCTAGAGCCCTGCCAAAGGGTAGAGTCGCGTCGGGATTTAGGTCCGTCGGCGGAAAATATGGCTTGGGGACGTTTGACTTCTGGAACGGGTCAATCGGCGTTGGTGCGTCGCCGATGTCGTCGTCTAGCGGCGGATCAAGATTGTCAAGGCCACGAGACCCAGACGACGACGTCTCCATCGCGTACCGATACTCGCGACCGTACATCTTTGAGTACAGCAGGCCACGCATCTTCTCTCGTGCCTCGAGCTGCTCGCCCGTCTCCATCGACGACGTGTTCTCCTCAAACATGTAGTGAAGAACGTCGACCATGTCTGACATGCTCAGCTCCTCGAGCCGAACACCTGACATTATTGCCTTGCCGTTGACATACGGCCAGAGGTCTACTCCCCAGTCTGTGAGTCCTCTGGCCGTGTCGTAGGGCGGTTGGTGTACTGCTCCACGAGCCAACCGGTGATCTCGCCGAGAGTCTCAACGGTGACAATCGTGTCTGGGTCCTTGATCAACTTGTCAAAGTTTGCGTAGCTCTCCGGAAGAAGAACCGCCGAGAAGAACTCGTCAATAACCTCGGCGCTTGCGGCGGGATTGTTCTCGTCGGCCGACTTGCGCACCATGTCGAGAAGCACCTTGCCCTGAAGCTCGGGGCGGCAGGAAAACTCCTGGCCGTGAAGCTTGAAAACGATAGGATCTGTAAGCTTCTCGCCGCCAGTCCCAAAGTCCTTGAATCGTGTCATCGTAATCTCCTAATATCTTACGAACGGTGTCGTCTGTCGCTTGCGTCTCTGATCATAACACGAAAAGTGAAGATAGTGGCTCTAAGTAAGCATCAACCACATGTTGTCTGAGAGGTATCTGTTCGGCCTCGTTCCAGGGTGCATAACCTCACGTGAGTAGACCACGCGTGTTCCGCGCGTGAATCTCATGACCTCGCCGCCGCCGCGGGTAATCAGGTGCGGTCGCGTGCCCTCGTGGTGAATATAGGCATGCGGAACGTACGCGCCGACGGTTACCTTCTGCCCATACGTTGCTCGCTCGTGATCGACGCGAATAGACGAGCGGAGCTGTCCGGTTCTCATCCCGGCCTGGAGAATAGCGGCGCTTTGCACGCGTACCGCCCTCGCCTTTAGGTGACGACCGAGCGTGCCGCCCGGGTTTTTCAGCGCGTAGTCCATACCCGCTGGGTAGGCTACGAAGTTTGAGAACTGAATGTCGAAGCTCATGGGATCGCCATCGTAAGCTGCATATTGACCGTCTGGAACCCACCCTCCGGAGACGGAATGTCAGCCGTCGCGATTACGCCAACGCCATAGCCGCCAGGCTCCCACATGTCCAGTAGATTCAATGACTGCATCAAGACGTACGCGTCGATCGCCGAGATCTTTGCGGCGTCCTCGATCTTGTCCGCTGTCGGCGGGCGGCCGTTCTGCCCAACGGTTGGGATCTCTCTCGAGATCGACACCGTCATCACGGCGGTGCGGGCGGTGTTGCAGCGCATTGGAGCCGACGCCTGATCGCCGGGAGGGCCAAGGTAGATCTGTACAAGCGTTACAACGAGCTGCTCGCAGTCAATGGCCTGCTGGCCGACCGTCCAGTATTGGCGATTTGGCAGCGGAACGTTGTAGGAGTTGAACGTCGAGACGACGCGCTGAAGAACGCCATCGAGAAGACTGATGGCGTTGAGAGCTTCCTCGTCGACGTTGCTGATGTCTACAATTGCCATTTGTCGCTATCCACCAATCGTGTATGCGCTGATCACCGAGGACACGAGCGATACCTTGAGGTTTCCAGATCCGATATACACGGTTTCTACCTCAGAACCATTGTCGCGCTGCGCGTAGAGGTCATACGTGCCCGGGTCAACCTTACCGATCGTCGTTAGAACGTTTTCGTAGGTGAGTGTGATCGTGATTCGATCATCTCCGTCGGCGGCGACGTTTCCTGTGTCAGCGGCAAACACAACGTTTGACGCAGTCCTCTCGTACGAGATCTTATTCTGCGAGAGAATGACGTTGGAGATCGTGTAGGTGCCGTCAAACGTTCCGTCGACGCCCGTAACCTCAATCTCCGCGCCGATTGTGAAGCCCTCGGCATCCTCAAGAGTGAGTGTGGCGATGTTATCTGTAAGTTCCTTACCTACGACCTCGCCAAACGTCGCTGTTGGGTCGTATGTCTCGGTGCAATCATTCACCGTTACCGACGCCGACTCGGCGTAGTTGCGGACGATGACGTAGGGTTCCCACCCAAGCTCCTCAGTCAGGAACTCCGCGTTGATGTCGCGCAGAGCGATGTCAACCGACCCCTCTCCGCCAGCCTTGACCGACAGATCTAGGATGCTTGCCTGCAGCCTGGGCGCCTTCGGCGTGTAGCGACGGCCGCGCGGAACGTCGGGAGTAAACACGCGTGCTCGTGCGCGTGCCTTGTCGGGGTTGACCGACTTAAGAAAGAGGTCGATCTCGTAGAGACCGGTGCGCATATCGTCGATGAAGTCCTGCGAGTCCAGCAACGTGTAGGACACGCCCTGCCGGGAGATTGACGTGACGCGCTGTGGAAGCTGGCAGTCATCGTCACCGTTCCACAGCTTCGCGAACTCCATCGCGAGCTTTCGCGCGGCCATCTTGCCGAGGGTTGGCGGCTCGATGCCGTACGTGTAGGTCACCTCGATGTCGCACGGCGTCCAGCGCGATCCTGCGGTTGCCTGGATCGTCGAGTGGTCGACGAGGTAGTAGCTGTTGGGGTTCACTACCGCGCCTGAGCGGTTGCGGATCGTGTGAATCTTTTGTACCGGACGACCGCGAAGGCGAAGACGGGACTGGGGAGAGAGGCCGTCCGTTGTTACCGCCGTGTAGGAGTCCATGTCGGTGTAGGGAATGTTGTAGATGTCGCCAAGCACAAGCTCGGCCTTGTTGTTCCGAACCGACGGGCCGTAGCGGTACGAGAGGGTAGCGCAGACATAGCGCTCGGTTACCGTCGTGACTCCGCTGTACTTTCTGCCGGAAAGTGCCCAAAGAATGTTTGAGGCAGACTTTGCGGCCTCATAGGCGAACTCGGTCTCGACGTACTCACCGAGCTCCTCAGGAGTAATCCACAGATTAGACATCTATCTCTCGTTTCGCGATCTAAATAGCCGTGAGCGGCGCACCTGTATGTATTCTATACAATAGATGCGCCGCCCACAAACTGGCTACTAGGTTGTCAGGATGTCGGATCTTCAGTCGATGCGATGATGAAGTCGATGTCCTCGTCCTCGTTGTAGTTGATGTTACCAGGAGTGTTGTACGCCGTGGTCGAGCCCTGCGAGAGGAAGTCCTCAACGTCGCGGCTGTTGGCCTCGACGAATGCCGTACCGGAGTCCGCCGTCGACGAGATGTTGCCGCTCGTCGTGGTGGTGTAGGTGAACTGGTCGGTCGCCGGCGTTGTGGCAATTGTGTACGTCCCGTTGAGCGCCGTGGTGGTCAGACCAGAGACAACGACGGTGTCGCCAGGCTCGAAGTTGTGGGCTGCTGTGGTGTCCACGGTCGCGGTCGAGCTTGTGCGAGCAACGTTGTCGATCGTCGCGGTGAGGTCGCCGTGCCAGGTGTAGAAGCCCTTGCGACCGGTCGGCGCCCACGAGGAACGGGCGTACGAGTACGGACGCTCGGTGGCCACCGGGAACTCCCAGCGATCGTCAAGGCCGTTGTTGAATGTGACGTTTCCGAGGCTGTAGCCCTCGAAGGTGCTCGCAAGCATTCCGTTCTCAATCACGCGATCGCCCGACTGACGAAGACGGCAGAAGGGGAAGACCCAGTGGAAGTAGGGAAGTGTCGCGGCACGCTTGCCGTCCTTGACGGCGAACGACCAAACCTCGATGGCTACGCCGTTACCGGCCGGGTCATCGCCAACCGCGGGGGCGGCCCAGCCGATGCTCTTGCGGTCAGGCGCGGCGAAGGTGCCGAGGTTTTTGCGAAGCAGGAGACCGCCCGACAGGAGCTGGCTGAGCTCCGGGTCGGGCTCGCAGATCGCGAGCTCCATGGTCACGCGCTTCATGGTGTCGGGTGCCTTGTACGAAACGCAGATGGTGCCGTTCGCGGACTTCTCCACGATTTCGTCGCCTTCCTCGTACTCCGGCGTAAACGACACGCGCATGAACGCTGATGTCGTGTAGCTGTCGCCGGGATCGTTGAGCAGCGTCCCAGCGGCGTCAAGACGTGTCACGCGAATTGACACTCCCTGAATGCTTGCTGCGTAGTCTTGGGTTGACATTGGAACTTTTCTCCTTAGATTGCCGCGCTTAGGTCTACCCTAACCGCAATGTGGATCGATGTATCAAAGTAAACTGCCGCGGGGCGGATTGCCTTGAGGCGCATGTCATTCTGGTTACCATCTACGTCATACGCCTGGGACAGGTTGTCGTTGACCACGTCGATCTCGCCGACGTAGGTCTTCACGGCGCCTGTACCATACATCCACTTATTGGTGTCAGAAGCCGTGGCTCCAGTTGCACCCGTGGGTCCTGTGCCGGAATATCCGGTGCCAATCACAATCGGAGTTCCACTTACGGTTTGAAGGTGGTTTTCCTTGTGAAAGATCATGTAGCTGCTGGAGAGCAGCGCGGCAGTGTCGCGTGTCATGTGAATGACTCCCTGCTCTCCGCAGGGCGATGCCTCGCCGATCTTGTAGTCAAGAAGCGCGAGCGCCCGCGCGGCGTTTAGCGCCGTGCCGCTGTTGAGCACGGTTGCAGTGGAGTTTGAAAGAGCCAGGTTGGGGTGAGTCTCACCCTTACGGATCGCGCCGTCCCAAAGCTCCTGCTCGACGGCCTTCTGAGTTACTCCCTCAAGTTGAAGCTTGATGCGCTCGATGCGATCGAGGCCAAGAAAGCTGAAGGTTGAGATAACCTCCTCGAGCTCGACGAAGAACGGGTCGATCTCGGTGTAGTAGGTGGGAGTCGCGTTTGACGCGACTGTGTCCGACGTTGTGTCGGTGGCGTCCCAGTTGGTAGCGGCGTACAGGTCGGTCGCCCACTCTTGCGCAAAGCCGCGAATCCAACGATCCTCGTTGGATGAATCCTCCGGCTTGGCAACTGAGAATAGGCCGTAGTCGGCAGGAACAATCTTCAGGGCCTCGACTACGCCGTTCTTTGGAAAAGCCATTTGATGAATCCTTAAAATCTTAATACCATCCGAGTTGCTCCTCCGAGGTCCGAAGACCCCGGAGGAGCGAACTCATTGGACGATGCTACTGGGATCAGTACTCGATCGCCGCAGCGGTGGCAGCGCCGGTCGTGTCGCGGAGGGCCGCGGCGACACCGTTGACCGAGATGGTCGAGGTGACGGCGAGCGACTCCACGCCAACCTTGGCGACGCCCTCGAAGGTCTCAACGAACATCTTGTAGTCGTTGGTGCCGACGAGTGTCGAGTCACGGATGATACCGAGGTCGAGTGTACCACCGTCGAGGAACAGGAATGTACCCTCGGCG